CAACATGAGCAGCATTATTATAAAAATCAATGAATTGTTGTTGCAAAGTTAAATAATTAGAACTATTTGAAGTCCTTAGTAATGAACCTGTTATCATTCCCCCATAGATTCTATCTCCACTTAAAGTACCTGTTGTAATATTAGCACCATTTATCGTGGTACTGCCTGCCGTAGATAAAGCATTAAATGTTACATATCCACTCAAATTTATATTTAAGGCAGACATATCTATCTTTGCACCAGACACGTTTATAGCTGAGACTATAGCTGCACCTTTTATAGCTCCATTTGCCGCAACTAAGCTTATAGTATCGCCTTGTTGCTTTATTTCTGTTTCAGCTGTAGTAATACGGTCATTTGGGTTGTTAAACTCAACTTGTGTGTCTCCATAGATTTCCAAGCCTACGGAATAATTATAATCGTTGCTACCACTAGATACTGTTACAAGTGTATTGTTTGGTACTGCTGCCCCACCAGTAAAATTATACATATTTAAAGGGTTTATTGCCGGGCCTGCTCTGCTAACTTGGAGAGTTTGTGTCTTAGGTACCAATACCACTTCACTTAACGAAACTTTGTTATCTAATCCAACTCCTAAAACGGAAAGTTGGTCGTACGAGAACTTTCCCTTTTCTATTTCTTGCTGTGCGTTTAATTCTAACGCACTTGTTTTTATACTCCCAGCCTTAAGAATTACGCCATTTAACTCTCCAGCAGTTATATAATCTGCAACGATTTTCCCGTCACTGGTTATTGCTGTACCATATGGTCCATTGTATCCTGTATTAGAATACCCTAGACCGCCTAAATTCCAACGCCATACTTTCTGTGCTGTAGCTTTGTCTGTTGTATCCATTATGTTTATACCGTTACTGTCCTGCACCACGTGACCACCATTACTCTTTACAATAAGATCTGTGGCATTATCGACCCAAGATTGAAGAAAGCTTTTAGTTAACTTTCCGTTCGCAATAGCTCCACCAAATACGTCTGCTACCTGTTGGGCTTTATTAATACTCTCTGAAATGTTCTTTTTGAAGTTGCCTAACTCTATTTCCTCAATCCTTTGTGTAAGAACATTTTTCTTTATTTTTATTATTTTGCATTTTACGTCTATATTTAACGTCTTTACTCTTACAGTTACTGTGTCGCCTAAATACATTTCTTCTAATACTGCATAGTTTTTATATTCCTCTGTCTTTTTAAGCTCTACAAAATCTACTTTTAAGTTGTATAAAGGAATGTCGCATTTGTTTGTTTCAAAGTATTTCTTTGCATCAGCTCTTAAGCTGTCGTAATCATTATCGTCGCTAAATTCTACAACTGCTATTTTAGGATGCGCATAATCTTCTATGTGAGGACTATCTACAAATTCCTCTGGAAGATACAAACCATCTTGTCCTATAGGCTTTATCCTCGTAACCACAGAATCTGTATTTTTATCTTCTTCTATGCCTTTTATATTTTTTCCATAAGATATTAACATTCCTCTATCTTGCCCACGAGCTTTTAACATTTTTATATTAAAATTATCCCTTACAATCTCTGCGCTATAGGTATTTAAGAGAGACATTATTGCATCAACTGGATTTTTGCCCTCAATATCTCCGGACTCATCATCAAGATAAATATTGTTGGTTGCAACTATGTCCGACGTCCATGTAAAACCTGTCACGTAAGCAAGGCTTAACATAACTTTTTCTAATGCTGCTGCACCACTTAATCCTCTTATGTCTATATCTTCCACAAGATTGTCTAAAAGGTCGTAGAAAACGTGGCGAGCATTTACCGTTAGAGTGTTTAAGTCCTTTTTGTCAGTATGGTAAATCCTAAAGAGCTGTCCATCTGCTTCTATAATATTGTCCTGTTCTAAGTACTGCCATTTTCCTCGGCTATCGATTGGATATTCCATTTCTAGCTCATAAGAACCATTTAATTCTTCCGTAACATAAAGAGACTTGCAGTTATCTAAAACCACAAGTCCATTCGTAATGAATTTTTGTTCATCTTTACTATATACTTTAATCAATTTTTTCACCCCTTTAGGGCTTGCTTAAGCTGTTTTAGTTGTGTCTGTAGTACTGGAACCATTTAAATTAAGGCTTGCCCCGAGCTCTATTGCACTAAAAATCTGTTGCATTTCTGGTGCCTCAAACTTTTCTTTTCCTTGCTGCTCTATATATGTTTGTATCTGCTCTGCTGTCATTTTTTTCGCTTGACACTCCACAAGACTAATTTGAAACGGTATCCAATATACTGCCTTGCTTTCGTCTGCTTTATCTGTATCATTTAAGAAACATAAAACATTGCAATTTATAGTTGGATTTGGGTAATTACTTATAGAATTCTTTTTTATTTCATAAACCATTTGTATCTCTCCTTTACATTTTTAATTTTAAGCTTACACTTGTAACATATTGTCCTGCTGCCGTTGGATACATGGATATACCAATCTGTGTAGTATGTGGCCCTGTGGTAAATTCCCCTTTCGTCATATAAAAAGTTCTAATGTAAACACCATTGGTATATTCTCCAACACCATTAGCACAATTACCTTCTATATCCAAAATATATTTGTTATTTGGTAATACTGGAATTGATTGATTAATGTATGACCCCGTTGTAGTAAACGTTGCTTTTCCAGGAGATACTGATATTCCATTGCCATGACTAGGCCAATTTGTTAATCCATTTTGAAAAGTACCATCAGTAATAAGTTCATCTTCCTCAAAACCCTGTGCTGTACCTCTAAGAACTGCTTCTGCTTCTGTATCATCATCAAATACTTTATTTGGCATAAATATAATAGAATTATAAAAAACATCTGTACGCATATCATTAAAATGATTATTAAAAGTTAAATAACTATTAGAGGGTAGTTTATTTGTATCAGTATCTGTATATTTTTCTACAGTACTACCATTCTGTAATACCCTCATGCGTTTTCCTGTTGCAGTTTGTTCAATTAAAAAATTAAATACCTTAAATTTATCAAAAGATAGTGATGGTCTACTGCAAAGATATCCTGTTGAACCAATCCACTTAATAAAATTAAACTTGTTGTTAGAGTATTGTATTTCATATGCTCCTGAACTATCAAATGAGTACATTTGGATTATTAATTTGCCCAATGCTGTATTATCCCAAGCTGGGCTAACTCCTTTTACTAGCATTGACCATGTATCTGGAAGTGTTATAGGTATTGGAGCAACTACATCTGGAACTCTAGCAAATTGTACTTTGATATTAATATAATCTAAACCAATTTCAGAAGATATTGTTCCATCTGAAGCATATACAGAATAAACTATAAAGTACATTTTATTATTAGCATCAATGAGTACAGCAGGTGTATAAGCTACTGTTGTTGTTTTCCATTCTACAGCAGCCACAAAGTTATCATTAGGTATTTTTACTATATCTGATGTGGAATTTATACTATCTAAGTAGGGATTTAATCTTGCCCAAGTATTTTTAACTGAACAAACTCCTTTATCATTATACCAAACCCCTAAAGTTACACCATTTGAAGGATTTCCACCACTTTGACCAGAACCTTTAGCATAACAATCCATTGTTACCCCTTTTATTGCTGCTTGCATTGCACTATTAGAACCACCAAATAGATTATTACATAATGGAGTTAAATCAAGTTCAATCATAATTTGAGCTAGTTGATTAGCATTTGTCCCTTGTGGACCATCAAATTTACCATCTTGATTTTTATATTGGTCTATAAGTGCTTGTGTCCCAAAGCCTGTTGTAATTTCCTGCCACCCTGTAGTTACATTGCCTGTTATATTTGATGGGTTTACAATGCTTGTAGCAATTGACCAATACATTTTTAAAGGACATTCTGTTACACTCCCAAGAACCTTTGTTCCAAAATCAAACTCAAATTCCGCTGTATCTCCCCCAATAAAGGGGATATTTTTTATTTTCATTGTCATTTTCTCGCCTCCTTATATCCAATTTGAATTACATTGAATTTCTATTCTGTTTACAGCTCCACTCCAAGACACTTTACTTTCACCTATATTTAATGTAGGAAAATCTCCAACCATAATATTATTGCGGAGTTCTGTACCTTTGTAAGCATCCTTAGCTGGTGTATCTACAGTTACATAATCATCTAGTCCAAGCAAAGAAAAAGTGCTACCTTCTATGGCAACACTTATATCCCCACTTCCGTATATGGTTGTTATTGGCTCACTTTCTACTGTTCCTGGATTAAATATATTAACCTGTTTAGTGTCAATTAGCCTTGCTGGTGTATCGTTACTTAGCGCTGTGCCTCCGGTAAAGTTATAAGAGCTTAAAGGATTTATTATGCTCCCTGCTCTACTTATACAATTATCTAAGATAATATAATTTGTATCGTCTACAGCTTTTTTAAATGGCTTACAATTAAAAACTACCGTAAATTCTCCAAGAACAATAATACTTTGTGTAATGTCAAATTTATTAACTACTTGCGCTATATAGTAGTAATCCGGATCATTAGAAAGAATTAATTTTCCTTGTCCGCCAGCAAGCCAAGATTTAATTTGTCCTGATATTTGAGGAACATTATCGCTTATAACCGAGAAATCAACACTTATTGTCACATCATCATATGTCTTTTCATCTTCGGTTAAAACTCCGTTTCGTCCCGGGATAGTTTCATACACAACACGTCTTTGTGGCATAGGTATTGAAGGAGTTTTTGTCGTTATTAACCCAAAATCATCATAACTATTTTTACCTAGAAAATTTATTGTTGTCATTCCTATTTACCTCCTCTTGACCTTGCCGCTTGCTGCCTATAGAATTCTAATTCTTCGGCTGTTTGCTGTACGTCTTTGCTGTTATTTAAAACTATTTTATCCGCATGAAGTAAGGCACCGTATGAATTGTGTACAGTCGTTTGTTGCATATAATCACGTCCACTACTATAATTACCGTTACTATATCCACCAGAGTAAGCCGCATTAACTGCCACACTTGGAGTTGATGTTATTTTATTTACTATATCACTTGCTTGAAGAGAAATACCATCAAATATCTCTTCAATAGAAAACATTTGCTTTTTTAACCCAGCTACAAATCTTTCACCAAGTGATGCTCCTGTCATTTCGTAATCTTCACCATATGACTTTAAAAGTTTAACTATTTCAGTTTGGTTGTTTTGAACTATCATTTGCTGAGCTTCAGCGTCTAGATTTGCAGCTTTTTCCTTATCTTCGTAGAAGCTCTTAATGTTATCAATTTGGCTATTGTAATAGTCCTCATTCGCCTTAGCTACTTTCTCAATATTGTCCTTGTCAGTATTATACTGACTTTCAAGGGCATTCTCTTGATCGTCTAAGGATTCCTTTTGATGCCTTCTATTCATGTCCTTTATAGTATCATTTAAATCTTTCTGTGCTTCTGCTTTTTTAGCAGCCGAGTAATTCATAGAAAGTATTTTTTTATCTTCGGCAATTTTGTCATTATCACCTTCGTCACTGTCAGATCTATCTAAAAGAGTTTTTTCTCTTTCTATTTCAGACTTTTTAGCGTTATAAACAGATTCTAAGTTGTTTAATGTGTCCTCTTTCCACTTAGAATTATTATCAATTTTCTGTTGCCATGAAGCCTCATCCTGCTTTTCCGCATCATAATAATAATCCTTCAGCGCACTCTTAAGCTTATCAAATAGATTATTCAAATCAGATACAGAAGCGTCTTCCATTTTTTCTTTAGTTTCTTCAATATTTTTTCCTAAATCCTGCATAGCTTGGTTATTTTCATCTATTGCCTTTGCTGCGTTTTTAGCCTCATCCGAAAACTCTCCATAAGTTTTAACCAGCTCTTGATATTCACTGTCTAATCCAGCAGCTTTAAATTGCAATTCTTCCAAAGCTTGCTGCTGTCCATCTATTTTTTTATACAAATCATCTGTATCACTTGTTAGCATTTTCACTTTTGCGTCTATTTTCTCCAAGGCTTCGTCATACTGATTATCTCTAATTTTTTGCTCTGCATCCACAACCTTTTGGGCCGTCTCAGCATAAGCCTTTTGATAATCTTGATATGATTTTAAAGCCTCTTGTGTCTTGTCATTGTTAGCACCTAAAGCTTTTGTTAACTTGTTATACTGGTTGTATGCCACAACAGACATAGTCGAAATATTTGTCATTTGCCCAAGCATGTTGCGAAGATCTGTCTGTGCATTTCCAGTACTTATTGCTAGCATATCATTTACATGTGATAATTTTTGTATAGCACTATCATAGGTTTCAACACCCTTATCCATGTCTATCCACAGTTGATCTCTCATACTTCTCTCTGGAATAACTGCATTAGCAAGAACATTTGAAACCTTTAAAAGAGAATTGTCCAACACGTTTAGACTTCCATCTATTCCGTCAGCCAATCCCTGCATAAAATCAGGCATCCAGCTTTCATAATCAGTTACATTTATACCCTCTCTTTCGAGATATTTTAACACTATTTTAATAGTGGGATTAGACTATATCATGCTCTCATATCAAGAGCCAACGCACTACGGAATACGGATTTTCACCGTAAACCTCTTAGGAGCAAAGCCCCAATTTAGTCGTTACACCTTCCTATTTCTAGGCTTGGCACGTGATTATCATATTTTGTGTAATAAAAGAAGCTACTAAAAAGTAGCTTCTAAAATTTCTTTAATTTTTTCAAAATTATAATACGGTTTACTACAACAAAACTTAGATTTTCCACGTTAGCAAGTTATTAAAACTTACACCCTATATTTATAGGTTCACGTTGTTTTTCAAAATACATCACTGTATTAAGCCGCTAATTTTAACGGTCCTTGATCTGGAACAGAGAAATGTAAAAAACTTCTTATCGTACTCGCTACATTACTGACCGCATTCCCTACAGATCCAACTTTGCTCGTTATACCATTTATCAATCCATCAATGAAATCTGAGCCCCACTTAACAGCTTCTGATGGCAAATTTGTTATGAAACTTATAGCAGAATTAAAACCATTTTGAACTACACTTCCTAATGTAGACAGTGCAGAGCTAACACCGTTTTTCATAGAATCGAATATACTTACACCTAAGCTGTACAATCGCCCTGGTAAGGATGCAAACCAATTTAAAAGGCCATTCCAAATACTTTGTGCAGTACTTACAATAGCGGTTATTATACTTGTTACTGCACTCTTTAGACTATTCCATGCATTAGTGGCTATGTTTGTAATACTAGTCCATAAATTACTTAAGAAGCTTGTAAATCCATTCCACAAACCTACTGCAAAACTAACCATAGCATTAAAAATCGTTGTGTAATATGCTTCTATGGCTTGCAATGCTCCACTAAATATTTCTTTAATGCCATTCCATATATCACTAAAAGCTTTCTGTAAATCTGTCCAAATAAGTTTAGCATCTTGGCTTAGCTTTGTGAAATTTCCAGTTACTAAGTCCATTATTATTAAAACAGCTCCAAGGAATGTCGCCTTTATAGCTTCCCAAGCACCTGTAAAAAATGTTTGAATTCCATTAAATATTGTCTGTATTCCTGCAAATACACCACTAAAATTTGTGGTTACAAAGTTTACTATAGAAGTAATTACAGTATTAAAAGTGTTTGATATAGCGTTCCATATAGAAGCAAAAAAACTAGCAATCCCATTAAATATGCTAGATGCAGTTGCTTTTATACCATTCCATATATTAGCTAAAGTTGTTTTTATTTGTGTCCAATGCTGGGCTATAAGCAACGGAATGCCTATAAATGGAGCTATAACAGTTAATATTATAGGACCCCATTGTGCCATAAATGGTTTTAACCAGTTCCAAAACGCTGTAAACTTTTGTTTTACCCCTGTCCAAAGATTTGTAAAGAATGTTTTTACTTGTGTCCAATGAGTAACAATAAGATATGCTCCTGCTGCTAACAAAGCAATTCCGGCAACTACTGCTAAAATCATAGGATTAACCCCAAATATAGCGGTGAAAGCTCCCTTGATTCCTGTTAATATTGTTGGTGCTGTTCTCAATTCCATAAAAGCAGTACCTAAACGGCTTACAATTCCAGTAGCTCCAGAAACTAAATTCATTCCATTGCTAAAATCTTTTATTGTTTTAGTAATAGTTGTAATGATTTTTAAAGTTGCAAATCCCGATGCAATAGCAACTAATGCTGCTTTTGTTGTGTTTCCATGCTGTGCAATCCAATCTAAAACAGTCTTAAAGGCATTAAATCCACCAGCAACAACGCTCTTAACTATGTTTCCAACGTTGCTTGTTGAACTTCCGAGGTTTGGTAACAAATTACTAGCTATTTGTCCAACATCTTTTATTATGTCAGTTACATACGGTTTTGCTGTATTAATAGCATTTGTTATAATTGATTGAATCTGTGGCAAATGGCTACTTACAGAACTCATAAAGTTAGTTAAGGATGGCATCAAAAGGCTCGCTATAGAACCACCAACACCAGCAATCTGATTTTTTAATATAGTAAGTTGTCCAGCAAAAGTTTTTCCTGCTGCTTCAGCACTTCCCCCGAACTCCTTTTGAAGTTCCTGAAGAATAACCCCTTGCGCTCCTGCTACATTATTGGCTGACATCATAGCTGCTATCTGTTCTTTTTGGCCTGCTGTAAATGTTACACCCACACGCTGTAAAGCTGTTATACCAGTAAGAGGATTATTTAAAGCCTTTCCTAGTTGTATGGCACTTTCTTTTGTGTCTGTTCCTAATGCTTGTGACATATCGTTAACAGCCTGTAATGCTTGAGGAAACACGCTACTACCTATTTTAGTAAATGTGAGTAACAGATTCTCTGTTGCAAGGTTTGTGCCTTTTGAAAAGGTCGTAACCCTCGATTGTGCATCAGCTAATTTTAGCAATGCTTCTTTCGTCATTCCAGCGACACCGTGAGTGCTCGCTAAGACTGCATCCATTTGTGATAATTTCTGCTGAGCTCCTTCAGCCGCACCAAGCATTGCGTGAAGTCCAAGGCCTGCGCCAATTATTCCACCAACTTTAAGAGCTGTACTTCCTATCTTTCCAAAAGCACTAGACAATCCACTACTAACCTTTTCACCTGTAGAATTAATCTCTTCTAATTTCTGCTTTGCTCCATTATCTTTTATAAGAATTTCACCGAATAAGGTAAATATATTCATTTAGTATTACCTCCTTTCCAGGCGGCAATAATCTTTTCAGAATCAGCTATTATCTGCTGTTTTGTTTTAGTTGGCTTACTTTTATTAGTTGGTGCACTCATCATTAACTTTTTCTTATATTCTTCAAAACCAACAAAATGATCTTTATCCATTCTTGAATAGTCAACCAACCAACGCTGCCATAGCATAGTTTCAGATTTTTGTTTATATGCTTCTTGAATAAGTTCAAAACCGGTTTGAAAATCTAATTCCATTACATAAGAACCGTATCTGTTTAAAATTAAATCAAGGCACTCAATATCTATTTGAGTGCTGTAGATAAAAAACTTTTTAATTCACCTTGATTAAACAGATCCTTAAGCATTTTTATTAATTCTGTTATTTCTAAGCTTTGTATATCAGTAACAGATTTTCCACTCAAATCAGCAAGTAGCTTATATATTTCCTGCTCTGCATTACTTATATTTTCAACAAACAACATGAACAAATCGGCTTTCATCTCATTTTCTGCCTGTTCCTTTTCTCTTTTGCTTTTGCCAGTTACATCTTTTGCTAAGCTTTTCACCTCATTTTTTATATTCATTTTCTTTACGATCTTGCTTAAAGTAAATAAATCCTTTGTCTGTAAATTTCTCATGTATAACTACCTCCTAAAAATAAAAAGCACCCTTTCGAGTGCTTAAATTAATTATTTGTTACGTTTGTTGCTGTAAAGGTATCTAATGCAGTACCACTAGCCGATTGCACTTGCTTGCTTGTATCTGTAGGTTTTGTATAAGCGATTGTAACTGCCTGTCCACTTGTTGGAGCTGTAGTCGGTGTAAGTTCTATTGTCTTTGTATCAGACGTTCCTCTTGTGGCTGCCGTAATAGCATTAGCCGAACCAGCCACCATAAGCGTAAAACCATCTTTTGGAACTGTAGCAGCTACCGTGTCGGACATTGTTAAAATTATTTTCCCAGAGCTCACTGCTGCACTACTTAAAGTAAATGCCATAGGTGTTGGAGCATCAAGTTTTGGATAGTAGATTTTATATGGCAAAGCCTGTGGCGTACTTGGGTCCGTATGAGCTGTAAAAGTAACATCCAAAACATTATCTTTAGAATCTTGTGTTTTTAATTGTAAACCATCTAAACAAAGAGCATTTTCAATTACAATTATGACTGGTTTTTCACTTCCGCTAAGTCTACCTACCCAAGCTAAATTTTTTATATAATCACTGTCAGCTATAACCGTTTTCCCTTGTATAATACTATAATTTGAATCACTGTTTTCATCTATATCTGCTATAAGCGCAGCAGCTAAAATTTCTTTTGTAGCTTCAAGAAAACTACATTTCAAGGTTATTGTAATACTATCAAAAACCTCCATTCCTTTAGCATTACCTTTTACACCATCAACCTGTATTTGTCTCATTTTTGCTTTAGCCTGAAACTCATTTCCTCCTGACGTTGCACCTATTCGTCCTTGATCCAGAAGTCCAAAATTTTTATACACAGCACCAGCATCTAATAATAAATGGTCTTTAGTTTTTTCATTAAAACCAGTTGTATATAATCCATCTGCATTTATTGGTGACATTTTATATCATCATCCTTTCATTCATAAAGTTTTACTAAAAAGCGAAGCTCCCGACGCTGAATATTTATATCAGAATCTGGAAGCTTTAAGCGATATGGATTATCCTTAAATATTTGAATAAGCATATCATCATTATTTATTATTTTCTTATCTAAAGCCTTTACTAAGTTGTCTGTAATTGTTTCTATTTCTTCAACTTGACCACTCTTATTATTCCAAATATCAATTTGCAACTGGTTCAAGTCACTATATTCATTATTGGCGGTAATGCTAGGGAAAATTAAATTCTGCATAAGGGTACTTCTTTTCTAATTCTGTTGGATAATGCTCTGCATAGCTTGGCACTATAGAATTAATTAAACCAAATACCACATTATACAAACTTAACATTACTTATTACCTCCCATATTCACACTTATTTTCTGTCCTGCTATTTGCTCAAGCTTACTTATATTTTCCATTGCCGCTGGTTCAAGAAAAGGCTGTGCTTTCATTTTAGAAGTTCCTTTTTCAACAAAAACAGCATAAGGTTGACCTTTGCTATTAACAGCCTCTTGAGTAGTGCCTACTTTAACCCCGCTATTATCGGGATTTACTTCATGTGTAATACTTCGTCTCATTAATCCTGGATGAGCATCACCGTCAGCTCTGTCTCCTACTGGCGCCCTTAGTTTAGCCTCACCCTCAACAAAAGTTCCTATCGTTTCGCAAATATCACCTTTAGCCTTTTCCAGCACATTTAAAACTTCCGGAATATTACTCTTAAACTCCAAGACAAACCACCTCCATATGTCCTTTGTTCCACGGAATAGCTTTCACCTCATAGTTTTCAGTTATTCCATGCAAATTCTTATAGCTTAATGTAGTGCCAATTTTAATATCATTATCAATA